TCGTTCAGCGTGGTCGTCGCCGCGGCCATCATATTTATTGCGTCAGTACCGGGCGTAACGGCGTTGACGAGCTTTTGGACGGCTTCCGCGGCCTTCACTTGCTGATCGGAAAACGTCGTGAGCACGTCTTTCGGCGGTGGGGGTGTACTCACACCACCGCCTATCTTTCCGGTTGCGGCGGGATCGTCGGGGGCTCCGCCGGTCGGACGGGCCGCGGCCCGTTTAACGAAGTCGGTTTGGCCGAGGAGACTTAGCGCCGACTGCGCCTTGGCCGTCGAGTCCGCGACGATTGCCGATATTTCGTCCGAGAGTCCTTCGAACTGCTTAACGAAACCATTCTTGAACTTCGAGCCGATAATTTCCCCCGCGCTCGTGGCCTCGTCACCGTCGAACGCTGCCTTGATTGCCTCGGGGACCGAGTTGAAAGCGTCCACCAAGTCAGACGCGAACCCACCGAGCCCCTTCCCAATGCGAACGAAGACCGCCGCTACGACCCGACCAAAGATTTCGAAGCTGGCGATACCAGACGCGACGAAGTCGTTGAACGACGGAAGATTATCCAGAATGCCGCTGGACTCTTCTGAAATGTCTGAAGACATATCATTGAAACTGTCTTTCATTAGTGTCCATGAAAGGGACGCCTCTTTCCCAAGGGCGACAATACTGTCGCCCATTTCGGCGACAAGGTTACCAAGGGTGACGGTCTCGCCGCCGAGGTCAAACGAAATGTCTTTCAGTAACAGGTAGGCCGCGACTAGCAGAGTGACGGGGATTATAAGTGCGGCAAATGCCGCACCCACGGCACTAGCGGCTACGCCCACTCCGGCAAAGAGCGCGCCGGGAGCGAAGAGCGGCGCGAGTGTGCTTAGGCCGACGGCGATGAGCCCGAGCGGCACGAGGATAGCGGCGAGCGCGCTACCGAGAGTGAGAATTACTCCGATGGTGGCGAGGATCGGCTTCGGAAGAGCCGCCATCCATCGGATAACAACCGTGACTTTCTCCACGAGTCGAGTGAAGAAGTCGAGGACGCCAGACTGCGCGATGGCGAGCCCGAGCCCTTCCATTGCGGACTTCAAGAGCTTCGCGGCACCGTCGAAACCCTCAAGGCGGGCGGCGCCAATCTCGGCGGCCCGGCCCACGTTCTCAGAAATTGACTTCGCGAAGGCGTCCAACCCACCCACCGAATTCTCGATGATGCCGGCCGCGGCGAGCGCGCGAGCGCCGAAGAGCTTGATGCGCTCGGCGGGGCGGAGCGGGGCTTTTTCGATATCTTTGAAAATGTCGATCAATGGGCGCATCTGCCCGGTGACGTCGTCCTGAATTGAGATACCGAACTTGCGGAGGATCGAGTTCGACTTCGCCGCGTCGTTCTGAAGGTTGATGAACATACGGCGGAGGGCGACGCCCGACTCTTCCGCCTGAATGCCGGCGTCACCGAGGGCGCCGATGACCGCGGCAACGTCTTTGAACTCTTGCCCGAACTCGGCCGCAACGGGGCCGGCTTTCTTGAACGAGGCCGCGAGTTGTTCGATGTCCGTGTTCGACGAAGAGAATGTAGCCGCGAGGATATCGACGGCGCCCGGGAGGTCTTCGAGCGAGAGCCGGAAGCCCTTGAGAATGTTCGTGGTGATGTCAGACGCGCGCCCGAGGTCGATCGAGGCCGCGGCCGCGAGCGCCAACGTGGACGGGATCGCGGTGAGAACTTCGTTCGCTTCGAGGCCGGTCTTCGCGAGGAATTGCATACCCTCGGCTGCCTGAACCGCGGTGAACTGCGTCGTGACGCCGAGTTCTTTCGCTTTCGCTTCGAGGGCCGCGAAGGCGGTCGACGTCTTGTCTACCGACGTCAGCACTGAGACCAAGTTCATCGCCGACTGGAAGGCTCCGGCGGAGCTAATGATCGACTTGAGGGGTTTGAGGAACCCCGCAGTCAAGGCCGCGCCGGCGACGAATGCCCCGGTGCCGACCCCTGACAACCCGAGGCGTGTACGCTTGAGCCCGGCGCCGGCGGCGGTCGTTCCGGTCGCGACCTTGTTCATCGAGGTCGAGAACTTCGACCCCGCTGCCGACGCTTGGGTCATGGCCGTAGACGTGCCCTTGAGCGCTTGCTGCATCGTCTTTAGGCGTGTTGTGGCACTCGTCGCCGACACTCCGATTTGCGCGATGTCTTTAGCGACCTGCCGCGCGCCCCGTTGCCGGACGACGATATCGAGAACTTCAGCCAATTATGAACCCTTCGCGCTACTGCCTTTGACGCGCAGTAGTTTTGATTTTGATAGAGGACCGACGGCCCCCGCCCGGAGTGCAGCGCCGACGAACCCGGCGGGGGCTTGCCTGCTCGACCCTCTATTCAGCTTGCCGAGGTAGGGAACCTTGTCCCCGCCGTTGGCAACATGGATTTCAACCACGTTCCGGGAGAAGATCGCTCGCCTGATTTCTTCGAGGGGGAGCGCAGTCCGAGCTTCCACAACCACGTCGGTACGCGGGCGGATAGGCCGGGGGGTCAAGTCGGGCTCCCCAATGGACGCCACCCAATTCGACTGAGCGAGCATGGTGTCTACCGGCGTGGTGTTTGCCGCTACCCGAATGACGCTGATCGCCGAATTGCGGACACTCCGAGCCGCGCCGTCAACGACGCCTAACGCGATTCGCTTCATTCTTTTGGCGAACTGTTCTGGATTTGCCACGGTTCGATTCCTTTTCGCTCTCTTGGCGGACGTAATCCAAGAACACCGAGTCTAGTTCCATGATAAGGTACACGAACGTCTCATACTCAATCTCGTCTATGTCGTACCCTTGTCTCGTTGCGAAGCGGTCGATGGCAACCCATGGTATAGGGCCGGTGCCCATACCAACCTCGCGACACGTGGAAAGTTTCCAGAATGCCGCGAGGATGTTGTGTTGGTACGTGTCTTCCAAGAGTGGGGCGTCGGCGATAGATTTGGGGAGTGGAGTTCCCATTTCCTTCGCCGCCGAGGCTATCTTAGCCGCGTTTTTCCCCGTGCGGAGTTGGAAACCAAGAAACTCCCCTAGTCTTTTGAGTCTGCTTCCGCCGCCGCCGCCACGAAGTTCGCGATCCTCGAAGACTCTGTAATGAGTTCGTTGAACAGGTCCGGGAGGTCAAGCAAGACCTTCGTCACGTTCTCCACCGTGAAGTCGAGGACGTTGTTGTCTCGATCCGTGACGCCGTCCCACGCGAGGACGATCGTCTCCGCGTAGGCTTCGGCCATGAGCTTGCGGGCGGTGTCTTCGACCATGGTGCCCGAGTTGATTGCCGACCGGTACGGCCGCATCTTCCGCTCGACGCATCGTTGGTACTTCTGGTTCGCTCCGCCCGCCCGCGCGATAACGAAGGTGACGTCGCCGTACTCCAGCGCGAAGCCGTCTTTTTCCAAGTCAAGGTCTGTTCCGAAGAGGTCGTAAAGTCCCATGGGGGTCTCCTGTTGTAATAGTGTAAAGCCGAAGCCCGGGGCTACATGCCCCGGGCCAAGGTTTTAATTGGACTTCTGGAAGCCTGTAAACCGCTGCCAGAGAAGCGTGTAGTTGAAGACGGGCTCGCGGATCGCCTGATAGGCGAGGGCGATGGTGACGTCTTCGTTCTTCGACGGCACTTCAGGGGCGCCTTCGGAGAACTTGATGCGCGGTGCGTCGATGACAATCGCGTGACCGGCGTTGTCGACGAAGCGCATGTCGAACGAAGTCTCGGCGTTCGCCACAACGTCACGTGCCAGCGACGCGTCGTCGAAGTACGTGTTCAGCGAACCCGTGACCCCGAACTCGCCGTCGCCGATTTTGGTCGCGCCAAGGAAGCCCACGGCGTTCAACTGCCGAAGGTTATTTGCAATCTCTACCGAGGCTTCGAGTACGAAGTTCGCCCCGACGATGGGCACGCCGCCACGCGAGATTCGCGCGACGTTCGAGCTTGAGTTGAGCACATTCACCGGGAGTGAGGTGACGGTTGTCGCCGCACCTACGCGCGCCGTCGGGCCGTCAACGGCGGGAAGCTGATCGGGCACGATTGCCGGAAGTCCCGTATCAGAGTAGAACCCGTCCTTTCCGGAGAAGGTGAAAACGATCGACACGATCGACTGACTCGGGGCGGTGAGCACCATGCCATCCACGGTCATTCCGCGGAAATACTGAAACGTCACCGGCGAATGATCCTCGAACACTTCTTCGAGGGAATAGCTTTGGAACTGGACACCGTTGATGAGCCGCTCGCCCATGTAGATATCCATCGCACCCGCCGGGGTGTCTGTGACCGCGCCAACCGGAACGATATCGAACGTGATGAGCGTGGCCGTCGGCGTGATCGCGATTCGGTAGAATCCCTCACTCGTCGGCGCAACCGGGAGCGCGTCAAGCGCGATCCAGTCGCCGGCCTGAAGGCCGAGCGTGGTGAAGTCGAGGACCGTGGACCCGAGCGTACTCGTGCCCGCGATCGTCAGCACGAGGTCGCCTGCGGCGCCTCGCCGGCCAACCGTGGTCAACCGCGCCTGATTGGGCGGGGTCGCCTCGGCCGTGGCCGTGGCCGTGGTGAACTGCGTTGCCGAAGGCACGCCGTCGATAACGTGGTAGGCGTTGTTCGCCGCCACGCTGAACCCCTCACCGCGAACGATATCGTTCACGACGGGGACGCCACCGGTCAGAACGGTGAACTCGGTTCCGGTTACGGCCGTGATTTCGGTCGTGACTTCGTCGTTCAGGCGCTCATTGCGAACCTGAAACGAGTTGAAGAACGCGCCTTCCAGAAGGAAGTCGTGGACGCTGAACGCGAGTTCGGAGTTGACGTCTCCCCCCGCTTCGCCGCCGACCAAAATGAGGTCGTCGATTTGGCGATCCGATCGGATCTTTTCCGAAACGGTTGTCTCCGGGGTAAATGCCAGCGAAGGCGCTCCGGTGATGCAGAGGTCGCGAAGGACGGGCGCCGTCGGAACGACGCCGAAGCTCGACTCCAGCGCAGCCCGAAGGGCTACTCGATTGGTATTGGACATTGTCTAAAAGGTCTCCTATGTGAGCCGGTCAAAGGTGTACGGCGCTTCGACGTTCATTTGGTGAAAGGCTGAATCTTTATCCAGCCCAATTTCTCGCATTGCGACGTCCCGGAACCACACGTTCCCGACTCCCCCTGCGTTCTCGAATGCTTCGACTAACGCCTCTGCGATAGCGTCCGCGGTCTCCATCCCCGTGTCCCGAGGGACGAAGATTTGAACAAAAATAGCTCCAAAGCGTCGGAACCGTGCGTTGCTGCCGAGGGTCGCGCGGGTTCCACCGGTCTGCCGAATTGTTAGCCGACCCCACGTGGTTCCTTCGGCCCGAGAACCGTCAAGGTTGTCGTAGTGTAATGGCGCGCTACCTGTAGCGGTATTCCATACGGGAAGAACGAAGTCTTGAATCGCGTCGCGTAGTTCAGCGTACGTGCTTGCCATTATCGCCCCAACGTGCAGATATACAAGACGGGAACCGTGCCCGGCCCAATCTTCTCGACGCTAATGATTTCCCACGTGGACGTCCCGTCGATGATAGTGTTTTCTGCCACTATCTCGGACGTAAGGTCTCGCGCCGGGATTAGGCAACTCGTCTCTTTCATGGTCAGATTCGAGCGCGCCCCTTCGGGCGCCCCGAGGACTTGACCGAGCGC